CCTGTTTTAACAGGACATATCGGTCTGCCTCCCCAAGGAATAAATCCCTTTTCAGGCGCCGTCAGTGGTTTTGCAACCACCGGTATCTACCAATACGCAGATGTTATCTTTGATTTAATATGATTATTATATCATAACCATAATTGGTAAGTCAAAATTAATTTATTACTAAATTAATTGAGGATACATTTGTAGCATCTCCAATTGGGGCGTGAGCACTTTTGCTAAAGAGCTCATCGCCGCCATCTTCAGATCTTGATTATGTATTACATAAACTTGATCCGAAAGAGGAATGGTCAGAGCCCGAAAGGTCTCTTTCCACTCACCCTTATGGAGTGTATCGAACTCAAAAGCCTGTTTCTTTAACGACATGTACTTTTCGGTAATTAAACCGTGTACATGAAGTATAGGAATCTGGCTGATAAGCTCGATTGGTATGTATAATTGATCAAACGGTAAACACGTCAGATATATAACTATATCTGTTGCAATATCCCCAAAAGGTATACTGCTTACGTTGTTTAGTCCTTCTACTGAGTTAGCAAACAATATTATACAAGTTTGTTTTAAAATGTGAGCATAGACATCTCTGTCTGTGACCGCATCAAACTTAATAATAAGGTCTGGAAAATCCTTCTCCAAGATTGGCATTAAAGCCTCTCGTGCAGTTATGGATTTCGCCACTCCTATCATTAAATGATAGGTAGTGACCAACTTAAAGGTCCTTGACGTCAAAAGACGTCTTGGTAACTTTAGGTTCTCATAGAATTTGATCAATGCATAAGGAACTATCGTTTCAATACTCCAATTCTTATTGGTAAACTCTGAATGAACAAGATTCATCTGTAAACAGATTGAACTTCTTGTTTCCCAGAGCCCACTAAGAGGAAAGGGAGTCATCTCAATGTTTTGATGAACAATTCTCTTGGCAAACTCATATGTATGAGTGCTTAGGAGAGTTTTCGATTCATTAATTGGGACCCCTAATTGAGACATTACTTGTCTGTACTTAGCGGCAAGGGCATCGTTAGCAATAACGATGTCATCACCTAAAAGTACATAACATTTAACATCCGACCATTTTATTCCAAGTTCTCTGGCACAATAGTACACCACATAGTGGTGTGCTACTGCAAAAGAGTTCCAAGAAGAGTAAGCTCCCATTGGTTGTCCGGTTCCATACTTTAGTATGTCACCTTTACAATCAAAAGGAAATCCAACCATAACTTCCTCCCAACAGTCAATAAAA